TATGACAAATACAAATACATATAGTAGGCAACCAACGGCACAAGACTATGCCTCACCTACACAGTTTAAATTCAATATTCTTAAACTACCAAAAGTAGAATATTTCTGTACTAGTGTTAATGTACCAGGAATTACTTTAGGTGGTAATATAACTCAACAAACACCCTTTAAAGATATACCTTTACCAGGCGATAAGTTAACTTATGATCCTTTAAGAATGTCTTTTTTAGTAGATGAAAACTTAGAAAACTTCCAAGAAATACATGGTTGGTTAATTGGCTTAGGTTTCCCACGTGACTATTCAGAGTTTCAAAATTTAGTTTCAGCTGGTAATGATAGATTTCCAGCGAAAAATCAATCTGTTAGTACAGAGATTGGTAAAGTAAAATATGGTACAGCTAACGTTGGTGGTACATATTCAGACGCTACACTTACAATACTTACAAGTAAAAATAATCCTCAATTAGAAGTAAGATTTAAAAATCTATTTCCTACTTCATTGACAGGATTAGACTACAATCAACAAGCAGATGATGTTGCATACTTAACAGCAACTGTTAATTTTGAGTATGAAATATATGACTTCGCTACTGTAGGTTCATCTACAACTAGCGTTACAACCTCGTAAAAACTTTACTTTTTAAAGCTTTTATGTTATTATGGAGATATTATGGATTTGGAACAATTACAAGACTTAGCTGATAAAAAGCTTAAAATAAATGATACTGAATTAGATTTAGAATCATTAAAAACACCCCAGCTGCACAACGAGTTTCTTAAACACTTAACTAAATTTAAACTTATGTTAAGTCGTGCTGAAACTGAACACAACATGCTTAAAAGAGATAAATGGGAATATTATACAGGTAAGGCTGACGCCTCTGTGTATGCTTTGAAACCATTTGATCTAAAAATATTAAGAACTGATATAGACAAATATTTGGATGCTGATATTGATTTACAAAAGTCAAAACAAAAAATTGATTATCTTTCCACAACAGTTGATTTTTTAGATAGAACAGTTAGGCAAATATCCAATAGAACATTTACAATCAAAAACGCTATAGACTGGAAAAAATTTACTTCTGGCGCAATCTAATGTTTTTGAATACACCATATTATATCAAAGAGAAAACCTTTTCTGATTCGTTTTGTGATAACATAATAACGCAAGGTGATAAACAAGAAACAGCAAAGGCAGTTATTACTGATGGTGATAATAATAATAGAAAATCAAATATTACTTGGTTGAAAGACGACCAACTTATAACACAACTAACACCTATTGTTAATGAGGCAAACGAGAAGTCTAATTGGAACTTTTTATTAAGAGAGTTTGAACCATTACAATATACTGTTTATAACAAAGACGACTATTATGATTGGCACATAGATGGCCATAGTAAACCATATGAGAATGGTCTAGTTAGAAAATTAAGTTTTACATTATTTTTAAATGACAACTATGATGGTGGCGATTTTAGAATATGTGAACCACACCCTAATCCAGATAAAGTTGCACAACAACTATTTAAACCTAAAAAAGGCACAATGATTATATTTCCTAGTCACAAATGGCACAAGGTAAGTAAAGTCACAAAAGGTATCAGAAAGACATTGGTGGGTTGGATTGTAGGAAAACCTTTTGTATAATGACCACAATACGATACCTCATCATAGATAAACCAGACGAAGTCTATCTTAAAATAGAAGCTGACGCTGATATTCGGAGAGAGTTATCAGAATATTTTTGTTTTGAAGTCCCAGGATATAAGTTTATTCCAGCTTATAGAAATAGGGTATGGGATGGAAAAATAAGATTATTCAGTTATGCTACAGGCCAAATCTATGCTGGTCTCTACCCTTACATATTAAAGTGGTGTGAAGATAATAATGTACAGGTTGTTGATGGTACAAAGATTAAGCAGACAAAAGTAGATAATAAAAAAGTAGATGATCTAATTAAAGCCTTAAAGATACCTAATATAGAAGTCAGAGATTATCAAAGAGAGGCCTTTATACACTCTATTAGAACTGATAGATGTTTACTTCTATCACCAACTGCCTCAGGTAAGTCTTTAATTATCTATCTAATGTTGATATTTAATCTATTAAGACTAAAAGATACCAAACAAAACAAGATACTTATTATTGTTCCGACCACTTCACTTGTAGAACAACTATTCAAAGACTTCATAGATTATGGTTACAATAGTGAAAGAAACGTACATAGAATTTATCAAGGACATGAAAAAGAAACAAACAAAAGAGTAATAATTACAACTTGGCAATCGATATACAATCTACCTAAAGTATGGTTTAAAGACTTTGGTATGGTCATAGGTGACGAAGCACACTTATTTAAGGCAGTTTCATTAACAAAGATAATGACTAAACTAGACAAATGTAAGTATAGAATAGGCCTTACTGGTACTTTAGATGGTACTAAAACACACAAATTAGTATTAGAAGGACTGTTTGGTACAGTCAACAAGGTGGTATCTACAAGTGAGTTACAAGAAAGTGGTAAGTTGGCCGCTTTAAAAATTATCTGTTTAGTTTTAAAACATGACAAGGATGCCTGTCGTTTACTTAAAGATAAAACTTACCAAGAAGAAATGGACTATTTGGTGTCAAATGATAAAAGAAATAAATATATAAGAAACTTGGCAACTTCACTAAATGGAAATACATTATGTTTATTTCAATATGTAGAAAAACATGGAAAAAAATTATATGAAACTATACGAGAACGAGCAACAGACAAACAAGTCTTCTATGTCCACGGAGGAGTTGACACAGAACAACGAGAACAAATTAGAGAGATCACCGAGAAATCTGACAACGCTATTATCGTGGCAAGTTATGGGACTTTCTCTACGGGAATTAACATACGGAATCTTCATAACGTTATTTTTGCTAGTCCTTCTAAATCTAGGATAAGAAACTTGCAATCTATTGGCCGTGGTCTTAGGTTAAAAGATGATAACTCGGCAGCCACACTCTATGATATTGCTGATGATTTATCACACAATGAAAAAGAGAATTACACTCTGGCTCACTTTAGAGAACGTATTAGCATTTACAATGAAGAAGACTTTGAATACGAGATACATAACGTGGATTTGAAATAGTATAAATGTTTAAAAGTATAAATATATAATATGAAACATATGACTAGAAAAGAGGCCCTAGAAAAAGGATTGAAATACTACTTTGTTGGTAAAAAATGTAAACACGGACATTTAGCAAAAATGTATATTTATGGTGGTTGTTTTGTTTGTAGGAAAGCAAGATACGATAGACGAAGAGTCGAAAATAGAGATGAGTTTAATAAGTATATGAGAGATTATAATACACCTGAAAAAGGAAAGAAATATAGAAGTACCCATTTAAGAGAAAACTTATTAGATGGAGCTAAACAAAGATCAAAAAGAAAAAACTGGCCTTTTAATTTAAAAAAAGAAGATATTAAAATACCTGATAAATGTCCTGTTTTAAATAAACCTTTTGTACATTTACATAAAGATTGGGGTTATAGTTTAGATAGAATAGATAACTCAAAACCATATACAAAGAATAATATTTGTGTTATAAGTAAAAGAGCTAATAGATTAAAAGCTGATTCAAGTTTAGTTGAATTAAAGCAATTATTGAATTACCTAAATAATAATAGATGACAAAAGAAATTTTACCAGAAACAACACAATCGGCCGTTAAGGTAATTAAACTAGACAATGGTGATGATATAGTTTGTGCTTTTCCAAAAGCTCAATTAGACGACAAAACCGGTTTGATTCGTTTAGTAAAGCCATTACTAATTAAATACGTACCTCAATTAACACCACAAGGGTTCAAAGATTATGTGGCTCTTATTAAATGGGCGGCCTACACCAATGATGAGATTATAACTATCCCAATAAAAAAGATAATGACAATCACAAATGCCAGTTCCGAGATGGAGAAAACCTTTAATCATATGTCAAACGACTATCAGAAACTTGAAGCTCCTAAAAAAGACAATGACTATAAAAGGACAATGTTTAGCAGACAAGATAATGATAAGGTGAATGAGATACTTGATGAATTTACAGATGATGAAGATGAAGGTGGTACTCTACACTAAGCTGGAGCATATTCAACTGAACACGCTACACCGCTCATTATATTACAAATTCAACTAAAAGTCAATGCTGATATGACAAGTGAATGGAGAATTAAAGTGACTTACAATAGTGAAAAACCTATGAAGTCCTGTGAGTTATCGTACACATATAAAGGCACTCAAAAGT